CTTTACCACGGGATTGTCGTTGAGGCTCGATGTTGCCTTCGTGCCCGTCTCAGGCAACACGTGCGAACGGACCTCAGGCGCTTCTTCCGCCGCCAAGGCATCGAGGAGCTGCTGACGCACTTCGGCGAGACCTGCGTTGCGGGCAAGCAGTCCAGCCGCGCGATTGGGCATCCTGGCCAGGGCGCACAATTCGACGATTTCGCGGGCCTCCGCGTATCCCCGCCGGTGCGCGTCCGCGCGGATGCTCTCGGTGTCAATGGGTGGCTCGGGACTTTCGACCCGCGCCGTTTCTTCCGTCATAGTGGGGTTGCCTCCTGGTTTCGTTGAGATGGTGGGACTTGCGATTGCCCCGGATTTCCGCGTGGCTACGATTAGATCGGCGAGGGCGTCACGGAGTGTGCCTGTGCGGTCCGCCAGTCCGGCGACAACGGCATCGGGCCCATACTTCAGCGCGGCGCCAAGTCCCCGCACCGTGTCCTCGCTCAACTCGCGCCGTGCCGCCACAGCCGCGACGAACAGGCTATACAGGCGGCCGACCTCCGCCTCGAGACTGGTCCGCGCCGACTCCGTCAGGGGTTCGTCGGGATTCCCGTCCGTCTTGCCCTCGCCCTCGGCGATGTAGGTGACTTTCACGCCCAGCTTGCGGTTGTACTCGCTCCAATCCAGATGCTGAGCGTAGACGCCGATGGAGCCGGCGCCGCCCGTGTACTCCGGAATGTAGATGCGCGCTGCAGAACTCGCCAGCAGGTAGGCCGCGCTGAACATCGAGTTGTCCGCAACGGCCCAGAGCGGCTTCAGTTTGCCAAGCCGCGACAGTGCATCGGTGGTTTCGAACGCGCCATCGGAATCACCACCTGGCGAGTTAATGCGCAGCAAGACACCGCGCACGGCGGGATCTGCGACCGCTTGTTCGACCTCACTGACGATCTGGCCATAAGCCGTCGCGCCGTAAACCACGGCGTCGAACAGCGAGGGTTCGTTAGCCAGCACGCCGGCGACATCGATGATGGCCACCCCATTCTCAATTGAGTACGGCTTACCGGCCGCGAACGCCGCGTCCAGTTTGGCTGCCTCGATCAATAGGGGCTTTGCGCCGAACTGCCGGAGAATCTCGTTGCGTCTGCTTGTCATTCTTGACTCCCATCCGAGACCCCGGTCCCGCCAGAACGTGGGTCGGTGTCATAGCTCAGGCCGAGGGCATCGGCTCTTGAATTGTCGGCGGCGATCTCCTGGTCAATCGCCTCGGCGTCGTAACCTTGTTCAGAGACAACCTCGGCGCGGCTCTTAAAGCCTGCCCGAACCGCCATCATTTGGGCCTTGATGTCCTTGAGCGGATCGACCCAGGCAAAGCCGGGCGGAATCCATTTCGCCTCGTAGTAAGCGGCAACGTCGCCCTTTTTCGGCAGCGCGCCATTGAGAATCGCAAGGTCGATCCACCGCCGCCAGATGGGCCGGCACATCTGGAAGACCATGACTTGGTGCTGGAACTGCTCACAACGCCTGCGGAACTCCAGCAGACCCGCGCGGATCGACGAGTAGTTCACCCCTGTCAGGTCGCCGGTCAACTGTTCATAGGTGATGCCCATGCCTGCGGCGATCGAGCGCAGTTGCACCCGCATGAAGGTCTCGTAACTCGCGCCGACGTCTGCGGGGTTCGAGAACTTGATGTCCTCACCGGGCAGTAGAATCTGGAGCGTGCCGGGCTCGAGGCTCGCCACTGGGTTTCCGCCGCTGCCCGCCTTCTCACCCAAGATCTGAGTGGCCGGCGAACTCTTCACCACGAAGCCCGCGAACATCGCGGCCGTCTTCTTGCGCACCAGCTCGGCATCATCGTACTGGTCCAGCTCGTGAAGCTTGAGAAGCACCTGCGTCAGCCAGGGCTGGCCGCGCAATTGTCCGGGCCGGATCGGACGGAATAAGTGCAGCACCCATTCCGCCGGCACGCGCACCAGTTCACTCGACGCCATCGGGTTCGAGGCATCGCCCGGGTGCTCGCGATAGATCCGGTAGGCCACCCGCTGGCCAATGCCGTTGAACTCAATTCCGGAGCGAACGTAGTTGCCGCTCTCCAGGCGCCGCGTCTCTGTGGTCGGCAAATGCTCAGGTTCGAGCAGTTGGAGTTGCAGCGGAACCGACAGCCCATCTTTGGGCAGGCGGGGCCGGAGTCTGATCAAACACTCGCCGGCTTCCATGACGGTCCGGCACGCCAGCGCCTGCAAACCGTAGAAGTCGGTCAAACCGGTGGCATCCGCCTCGTCCGTCCATCGCAGCCACAGCTCCTGAATCTGCTCCTTGACGGCGCTGTCCGGGTGCGACGATTGCGGCTTGATTCCAACGCCGATCGCATTGCCCACAAAGGCATCCAGCGCATTGGTCGCCCACGCATTGCGCCGCACCATGTCGCGCGAACGCGGCCGAAGGGTGTCGATGCCACCGGCCAACAGCGTGTTGATGTCGCCCGGAGAGGGGTTCCATCCGTATGTGCGGCGAGTCCCCGATGCGGCTTCGAAGCCGTACATGCCCTTGCGCCGGGAAAACACGGCAGCCTGGATCCGCTTCCAGATGTTCACGTTGCTATAGGCCCTTGCTGGTGGCTACGACGATCTGTCGAGACACCGTCTGACCGGATTCCTGCGCTGTCTCTGCCTCGGCAGCATCGATGATGGCCTGCATTTCCTTGAACGACCGGTACTCCATCTCCCGGCCGTCGCATCGTACGCGGAGGACGCCGCTGGCAAGCGCGTTCTTCAGTGCAGCAATCTGTTCAGGGGTGTACGGCAAGGGCTATCTCTCCAGAAACCGCGATCGCACGACACGCCTCGCCTCAGGCGTCGTCTCCCCACCGCTTCCCATCGCCAGATTCTTCTCCAGAACCTGCCAGTCTTCTTCCGTGAAGCGGTCCATTCCGAAGATGGCCGCTCCGGCGCGGGCGTAGACACGCGCGTCGAGTGCTTCATTTCTGCGGTTCGGCAGAGGTTCCCAACGGCCCTCAACCGCACTTTCCGAAGTCAGTTGACGGAAGTATTCTTCGTCGTAGCGCGGAAAGTGGCAGAAACCTGCCGGACACATTTCTCCGCTCTCATCGCTCGGCTTCCGCAGGCGAAGCCAGTTGTACAACTGCTGCTTTGCCACCGGGGTGCCAAGTAACCACAGCCGCACTCCCCACCGCCGGCTGCCCCCATCGACCACGGTAGGTCGCACCAACAACCGATCAGTCGCGCCGGTCCCTTTCACCGCAACCGCGGTCTTCGGATACGGTGCGGCGGCGCCCGCCGCTTCCGACGCGGCGCCCCAAGATGCCTGGGGATGCCGGCGCACCCATTCGTAGACCACCTCCGGGTTGTAGCCAGCGTCCACACACATCACTCGAATCGGCATAATGTGGCCGGAGGCTTGCGGAAAGTCTCGTTCGAGGACCGCATCCAACCGCCGCCAGATCGCCGGCTCCGCCGTGTCGCCCGGCAAGACGATGTAGTCGATGGACCACGATTCTTTGTTGCGGCCCCAAGCAACGATCTCGATCTCGATGCGGTCACGCTGAACATCGGCGCCGGCGGTTAGGAACAACGCGCCATTCGGGACCGCGCCGACGCGGTAATCCTCGCGCCGGTCATACAGCGGTTGCCAGTCGGGTGCGTCGCCACGCTGCTGCCACGACTCCCCAAGCACGAGGTTGACGAACGACTTGAGAAGTTCGACGTCTTTCTGCGCCTTCTCCCAGTCGTCAGCGGCGCGCTCCCATGAGTACCAGCCAACTGGACTGTACAGACTCGATAGGTGATACCCCCGCGTGCGTCCATCGCCCTCGGCCGAGGCCCGCCACTCGCCACGCGGAAGCATCCAACTCTTCTGGTGATTGGAAATGGCCTGTTCGCAGTGCTCACAGAAGTAGGCGGCCTTACCAGGTTCACCCTTCGGCCATCGAAGCCGATCGAATTTGAGCACTTGGTGCTGCTGACAGTGCGGACATGGGACCCAGAAACGCCGCTGATCGCTCTCGGCGAACATCGCTTCGATGCGGCTCTCACCCATAATCAGGGGTGTCGAAACCATGTAGATCTTGCGGCGCGAGAATGTCCGTGTTCGAGCGCAGGCGAGGTTGACCGGGTCACCTTCTCCATCGACATCCCCCGGATAAGCATCCACCTCATCGAGGAACAGATAACGGACCGCCATCGAGCGGAGGCCAACGGCGCTGTTGGCGCCCGTCATGACCAGGACACCGCCAGGAAACTGCTTCGAAAGGACTGTGTTGCCGCTGTCGCGCGAGCGCGGGTTCTTCACCAGTGCCCGCAGCACCTCGCTTTCCTCTATCAAAGGATCAATGCGCTGTTTTGAATTGCGCTTGGCAAGTTCTACAGTCGGCTGGACCACCATCATCGGTCCGGGTGCCTTATGCACGACATAGCCGACCCAGTTGTTCCCGCCCTCGGTTGCGCCGAGTTGTGCACCTTTGGCGAACACGACTCGTTCGACCGGACACGAGGGCGAGAGCGAATCCATGATTTCCCGCATGTATGGCGTGCGGTCGCTCCGATACGGTCCGGGTTCGCTGGCGGCCTTACCGGAGAGTCGCCGATAGCGATCGGCCCATTCCGATACGGTCAACAACGGGTCCGGCCGGAGACCGGCGTTGAATGCATCGCCGTAGATCTGCTCGACCGGCTGCGGGTTAGTCGCCATGGTCAGGGAGTCCTGCAATCTCTACCAGTACCGTCCGAATCTCGGCGGAGAGCAGACCATGAATGTGGTCCAGGTCG